GCTATGGCTCTCTACTCCTCCTCTATTCCCATTTCGCAATCCTTGCGGTTGCGCGGGTATTCGGGAGAAATACCGATGTCCCAGCAGGATCTGGGACACACTGCATGGCACGATATTCGTGCCAATAAGCGTTCTCGGACGTTGTCCGAGAAACTGGTGCCTGGGGATTTCTTTACGATCCTCCAGGTCATAGGTGAGCATGCGGCCGCTGGTCGCATGCCCAGTATCGATGTTGTCTGGGACAGCATCGCATTGTTCGGGGATTTACCTCGAACTTTCCTACAGTACGTGGTGCGCACTTCAGGGTCGACCGCCATGTACAATCATAGCAATGTCAATGCTTCCGGCGTGAATCCGGATTTGGCAACATCCCATCTGTCTAGTCAGATGAAATTATATGATCTCAGTTACGCGCTGAGGTCACTTGTGATCACCAGGCATACCTGGTGGTTCAGAATTCTTTCCAAAGGTGGAAAGAAGAAGATCCTTAACTTAATAAGGGATCGTAAAGGTCTTCTTTATCTTAAAGAGAGACTTAATACCGTCGACGGAATTTTGACGTCGATGATGCTATCTGCCCCATGTTTTCCATGGAGTTATAAATTGACCGATCATATTATGAGATCTGTCCTTACTAATTCTCTGTTTAACAGAGGTTACGAATCTCTCCTTAAGAAATTTAAGAAGATTACCCGAAAGGAATTCCTTTCTGGAAATGCCCCTAGGCTTCGTCTTGCCCAGGAGCTTAGAATCTTCGGTGACTTCCGGAGATACATGTTTCTAGATCAAAAGAGTAAGTTTGGTCTATTTTCGGGTCTGAACTTTTGCCAGACTCGTAATTCCGGGATAGCTACCCCGGCACTTATCGAGCAATCTATTGCCGAATTTAAGACTGTCGTTTTAACGCCAGATGCTGAACCGTCGGTTGATCCGACGACATTTGTCGTCCCTGCTTTGCAGGAACACTGTTCTCGCGAGTATCTCGGGAGATGTTTATACAGCGGTCATGTATCCGCTGCATCAACTGCCTGCTATGAAAATAGCAGAGAAAATGGTGGCAAGTGTGCACTTGCCGCAGCTGTTATTGCCATGGATACTGGCAAGCAATGCAAATATGACCTTACTACAGGCATACTAACTAAGTCTCTTTGTGAGACTCCAGGTGAAGTGATTTTCCACAAATCACTAGAGCGTCTTGTTAATAATTACAAGAACTTTTATTCAGTTAAACTTAACTGTATATGCGAACCCGGGCCTAAGGCACGGACTACTACTAGTTCGAGTTTTTATCACTCGAATGTGTTGCAGGTTTATTCTCATATAAGCCTGGAGATCCTCAGGGCTGTCCCTGAGGTACGTTCCGGGATTTCGAAGTCCCGTCATGGTTGGGTCTGGTCTTCAGAACTCAACGATCAGTGGCTATTTGAAGGGCCACGATTTGCTTTGTCTACAGATTTGAAGACAGCTACCGACTACTTTTCTTGGAAAGTGGTACGTAAATTACTCAACGCCTTCCAAAGCGTTGTTCATCTTCCACAATGGTATCATGAGACCGTTGTGAATGTCCTTACGCATCCTCGTAAGGTTATGTATCAAGGTCAGACATTTATACGTCAGACCAAGCGTGGGTGCCTAATGGGCGACCCGGTTACTAAGTCAGTATTGACTTTGTTATCGCTAGCGGTTTCGTACCGCTGCAAAATGTCCAATCGATTGTTTAAATCTGTTGGAGTCGGTGACGATTTCGTCGCCGTATCAGCTGCAAGGGCGACCTTGGAGCTTGCTTTGTCCTCATTCCGCGACTTTGGCGCGGTTATAAGTGAGGACGATACGTACATCAGCGATTCTGTGATGTATTTTACTGAGGAATGTATTGAGATTCCCAAGTCACCTGCTGATACAATTCAACAGGTTATGAAATCACGCGACTGGAGTCGCATGATATATATCGACATCGTTAAGGGTCGATTGTTACTCGACGCGAAAAAGAATCGCGACGACTTTTCGTATACACCCACTGGGCGTATTACACAGTTGGGTAAGGATATGTCTTACCTAAAGGATGGCCAATATGGCGCCATTTTCCATTTTGCTTCAATATTGCAAGATGTATTGTTGGACCTCCGTCATTTCAGAGGCTTTGTTTATTTCCCTTTCGACATCAGTTCGACGGGTAAGATGATACCTTTCTTTAAGAAGGGTAATCTTAAACGATGGTTTATAACTCATCGGAATGGCCGTTATTGTGATAAATATGACGGCTTTATTCATTTGTCCTTAGATAATTATAGGACACAGGTGTCTTTCGCTGATTCTAAAAGCGAACACGTACGTCTGCAGACTCAATTCTTCAGACATTTTACGAGTGAATCTTGGATTCTCTCATTGCCCTCACTTTTGCCTGAGGGCCTTAAGGGTAAAGAGATTACTCTAATTCCTAAATACCGTCTGTCCTGGACGGGTATCATGGGTCGGTTAAAACCGTACCTCATTAGTCAGACTGAAATTCTGGCTAAACTTTGTGCATACATTCATATGCATAATATGATCTACGGCGAAGAGTCCGAAGATGTATCTGGATCGATTGAATCGATTCCAATGGATCCCTACGATGTTAGTGAGGGAGATATCAATACCTTTATAAAGGTATGGAAAACGTCACCCGCGTATTTCCGCGAGTACCGTACGGAGGCTTTTTACCTCCGAAGTGATGCCGAACCCTATTTAGCGGGTTCGTACGATTTAACTGTCCCCCTTTATAATGACAGTTACTTTTACAGTGCGTTTGGGTACGGACTGAAAGATAAACATTTCACTTTAAATAATGAAATGGACCGTGAAACCAAGATTTTATTCGATTGGTTCATGAAGATGCGCGATTGTATCGCGACAAATCAGACGCCGCCGGAGCCTCCTGCGGCAATATTATCAGATGATGAGCTGATACTTAGTCTCCCTATTAAGAAGGAGGACACATTCCGTATCATTGTTACTAATGATACGCATCTTGCTCGTACGTTCGCTGCGCGTAGAGCCTATTATGGTACAGATAAAACTGTAACCTATCGTATACCTGCCCGAGATTGGTTACTCGGGCGGTGTCAGCCGAAAGCTTTTCATAAATGTTTCGGCTTCAAATTCGATGAATCACATATGGTCATCGATCAAGGTTCGCTAGATCACTCTTTTGCGACATTAATAGGTAAAGCCCGAGGCTTTGCCTGTACTGATCATACGGCTAAGCCGAATGAATGCGACGCCTCTTGTAAAAATAAGAAGCGTAGTTTGGGGCTCGACTATTTCTGTACAGAGCCTGTTCCTTTACTTCCATGTGAACCATGGAGGCCTGCGATCTCAAGGGAAGTTCCTCTGAGGTCCGGTGACTGGATTAAGACAAATCTTAATCGTCGATATGGACTCGAACACTTTATTCGGGTCTCTCCTTCTGACATCATGGTTAGGAGGAATGTTGGGGAAGCTTACGAGATCCCTGACGAATTCGAGACTGATACTCTCGATCGGACTCTATTTGAGTCCTAAATAGTGCCAGTAAAGACTGTGCTAAGAGGTCATTGCGTACCGCCTGACCCGGGTCCTGCTCTGAGCTAGGATATGGGCGTACTTTATTATTTAAAATACACCTGTGGTGACATTTGATGTCATCCATTCCATTGTACTTGATAGTATGATGGCATAAAGTTCCTTGCGTAACCCCGTACGGCATTTTCGTCTTATAGATGCGAATTAGCCAGGGAAAGGTCGCGAGGGAGTCGAACAGGAAAACCT